CCCTTGTCGCAAGGGCCCCTTCCCCAAAAAGATCAACCTGTTTTAAGGTTAATCTCCGTCAAGCTCTCCCAGCTTGACCCACCACAGAGCGACGCAATGTCGCTTGTAGGAGGGACATAATCCCAGAACGGGGTTACTCCCTGCTTCGTGTGGTACCGTAACTCGCTTTGCCTAAGCGATATACGGCAGTCACGAATGCTGCCATGAAGGAACGCCAACAACAACCCTTCGGGGTTGAAGAAGCGTCTCTTCACCTGCTTTGGGACGCGAATTTCACCGTCCTTGATGGTTAGCCTTTTTGGAGAGGAGACCCGCTTGTTATAGATTATAGCTTGCGGGTTTTTAACCTGTTTAGGGTTATTTCTCTTCACATAGGGCATCGCCACCGAGAAAGGCACTCGAATCCCAGCATCATGGTTCTCGGCGGGTGGTATGGGTAACCACTTAACCGAATCCACTAGCCGTCTGACTGTTAAAGGTAAGGGAATCCCCACCTTCGCAGACCAGACGTTCAGGGCGTTGATAGCAACATAGCGAGATTCCGGTGTTTCGAGGCGTTTAATGTAGACGCCCCGGACGTCATGACCCTTAAAAAAGTCACGACCACAGGATTCTCGGAAGACCCCTTCAACGAAGGACTTATCGCGGTTTACCTCAAACCCCAGAAGGGTCAGGAGGCGAATGACACGGAGTGCCACTCGCGAATGACATATGATGTCATCTCCAAATACCCCCCAGTAAGCGAGCAGGTTAATATCCCTGCTGGCCTCGGGGAAAGAGATAGTGTATGGTCGAGCGGGTTTAACCCCAAACGACTTTATACACGCGACTACGACGCAGGAAAACACAAGGGTTTCTAGGGGGAACGTAAAACCATTCCCCATCGTACTAACCATGTGAAGTTCCAGCGGCCCGCTAGATAACCCGGTCTGATCCGGGCCGACCCGCTCGCCGCTTGGCGAACGAAGCAGGCACAACAAGTTCCATATGGAACGAGGTAATGCCCATTCTAGCATGGTGTTACCCACAGAGTCAGAAGCATTGCTTAGGTCTAGCGTAGCTAGAGCATCAGTCACGCTTCCGATGTGAGCCGCCTCTTGGTTGATCTGAGACTGGGAAGTGATGTCGAGTCCAAAAAAGGACACTAATCGTTCTTCCAGCAGCCTGCCGAACCCAAGCTGATAAAACATATTCAGCGAGGGCTCTACGGCAATCAACCGAGATGATGTATCATCTTTCGGGACGAAGCTGAACCTACTACCTGAAACTAACTCCGGCTCTGAGTATCGAGCAGCGCGGTTGGATTCCGCGGCACCCCAAGTCGAGCACAAGTCGTTAGCTACCGCGTTACTATATGCGGTTACTAAGGCGGCTCTCGTACAAGTAAGGGGTGAGTCGAAGAACTTCGTATAGAAGTCCTCCCCTCGTGCCCCGACAGCAACGCCCGGCCCACATCGACCTCGATCGAAAAGATCGTTAATCGAAAAGACCAGACAATGCCCCTCGGGATAGAAGAACCGGTACAGCAAGCTTTTAAACTCACCGCACAGCTCTTCATCGAGACTCGTATTTGGAGTCAACGTCCAAGTTCGACATCGCTCGTTAGAACGAAGGAACTTCTGCCATGCCACCGTGTCTCCAGCTGGGGTCGATCTACGCGAAGCATTACGCTTCTTATAGAAAGACTTTACCAACTGAATAGCGGCAACTTGTGAGACAGTTAACTCTGGCGACCAATCGTCCCCGGGAATGAACCCGGTTGGAAGGTAGCCCGAGAGATCCTGCATAAGGCATGAAAAGAGCTCATCTGACTGTGTCATAATCAACTCGATCCAATTTTCGCGAACTTAGCAAACTATGGCCTTGATCTCCTCATGGAAGAGGATATCGAGCAGAACCCAGACGGAATGTCTGAGCTCAGGACTCGTTACTGCTAAGTAACAAGCCGCTACACCAGCCGTAAAGACCGTCTTTCGACGGCTCCACGGACGCTTTCGTACCACAAAGGGAACCCTCTAGCGAAGCTAGAGAGACCCCTGAATGATCGAACTGGCGATATCATCGGCGCTTTCAGCAAGCGCGGCGAGATACATAGCGATGCAAGCCCGAAGACTTTCCGGATCCGCGGTATCGGCACCTGCCGGTACAGCGAACTCAGTCCGACAGGTCATTACCTGCTTCGGCTGGCCGGATAGGACGTCAACGCCCTTACGGACGCTGGCTACCCAAACATTCTTCG